CGATGTTTTGGAGAATCCCGGCGTTGCAAGCGGCGGTGCTCGAGCAGGCCACGCTGGCGGTGAATCCGTTCACCAGCCGGTTTTACGGCAAGAACAAGGCTTTTGGTGAGGAGGCGTTTGAATGGCTGACGGAGTGGCACCAGGTCGCGGACATTGCCGGCTGGCCGTACGACTTCGAGACGTATAACGAAACCACGGTAATCAACAACATTGTCGACGGCGATATCTTCACGCTGTTGACCACGGATGCCGACGGTTCGCCGCGCATCCAGCAAATCGGGTCGCATCGGGTCGGCTCGCGGTACCTGACCGGCGGTTCGTGCGAAGTGCGCTGCGTCGGCAACCAGCTTTACATAGACGACGTGCTGGTGGACGACAACCTCCCCTACTCTTTCAATCCCGCGCGCGAATGGATGGCGCCGATCATTGACGGCGTCATCGTGGACAATCAATCGCGGCCGCTGGCTTACCGGGTTTATACCGACCCGGCGGTCAGCTCGCTCTATCAGGATTATTCGGCGCGGGATTTGTTCCCGGCGTTCCTGCCGATGGTGCCGGGACAATTGCGCGGGCCTTCGCTGCTGGCCAGTTCGATTTTCGACTGGCAGGACGTGCGCGAATGGCGCCGGTTTGAATTGCTGGCCCAGAAGATTTTCTCGTCGCGCACGATTGTGGAGAACAACGAATCCGGCGACGCGGAGGAAGGCACGCAAGTGTTGCCGGCGCCGGCGCAGTTTGACGCCAGCGGCAAGAAGATTGCGCTGATGCGGCAGCAGATAGACGGCGGCACTTACACTTATTTGAAGGCGAATTCGGGCAGCAAGCTGGAGGCGTTTGACTGGGACCGGCCCAAGGTTTCGAGCCAGGATTTCAACGAAATGATGGTGCGCGACGCGATGCGCGGCACGGAATGGGACGCCTTCTTCTCGCTGGACCCGAAACACGTGGGCGGCGCGCCGATGCGCGTGGTGGTGGACCGGGTCAACCGCACGCTGCGGAAACGCCGCAAGATGGCGAACAAGAACGCCACGCGCGCGACGCGGTACGCGCTGAGTTGCGCGATTGCGCGCGGCGAACTGCCGTTCGACGTGGACTGGTATAAATGGACGCACCAGGGACCGCCTGACGTGACCGCCGACCGGCGTTACGACGCGCAAACGGACATCGAGGAATACGACAAGGGCTTCAGCACACTGGAGAAAATTGAAAAAAGCCGCAACGGCGATTGGAAACTCACCCGCGACCAGAAGGAAATCGAGGTGGTGGACAAGATGGAGCGCGCGAAACGGATCTCCGACAAATACAAGATTTCCATCCAGGAAGCCATGCAGGAACTCGGCGAAACCGGCACCAGCTCGCTGCAGCGCCGGGAAATCGAACAGGAAGGCGAGGACGTGGGCGGCCATACGGCCGGGAATCCCGGCAAACCGAACAAGCCATAACCATGAAACAATTTCCGCACATCATTTCCAAACTGTTTTACGAGCCGCTGATGATCACGCCGCAAAAGCACGCGGCCATTTGTCAGGTGGTGGAAGCGCATTTACGAGGCGTCGCGGCAGCGACGCCCTACCAAGCCAGGGAGGCTAAACCCGATGACGAAGACCCGGACCAGAAAGATTACGAGCAATACGGGGACGTGGCGGTGATTCCGGTGCATGGAGTGATCGAAAAACATCTGCAGCAGATGGCGAGCGCGGCGCCGGGTTGTGACCTGGACACGCTCAACGGCATGATTGACGTGGCGGAAATGGACGAATCCGTCGGGAAAATCATTTTTGATTTCCGCACGCCCGGCGGCTCGGTGGTGGGCGTGCCGGAGAGCGCGCGGAAGATTTTGCGCTGTGAAAAGGAAACGATCGCGTTCACGGATTCGGAATGCTGCAGCGGCGGGATGTATCTGGCGTCGCAATGCCAGAAGTTTTATGCGACCGGGTCGGCGTATCTGGGCAGCATCGGCGTGTGGTGCGCGTATCTGGACCTGTCGCGGCAGATGGCCATGGAGGGCGAGAACATGCAGGCCATCAGCGCGGGCAAGCACAAGCTGATGGGCGCGTACTGGAAACCGCTCACCGCCGACGAGACGGCCCTGATCCAGCGCGACATTGATAAAATCTGGGGCCAGTTCAAGACGGCGGTGTGCGCGGTGCGTTCATGCAGCGAGGAGGGCATGGGCAACGGTTTGGTTTTCGACGGCGAAGAGGCGTGCGACCGCGGCCTGATAGACGGCGTCGTGGAGGACATGGAGGATATTTTGAACGAGTTCGTCAGAGTGCGGAATTCGGAGTGAGGAGTGCGGAGTGAAGACCTACGCCGGTTGACTTCATCACAGGTTTGTAATCGCGAGCAATCGCCATCAAACCTATGCTCAAGTTTTTTAATATTGGAAAAGCGAACGCGGAGATCGCCCGGCTCGAAGCCGAAAACGCCTCACTGAAAGCCGCCAAGCCCGCGGGCGCGGAAGTCGCTCAACTGGCTGACGCCGTTTCCAGCAACGAACAAATTTCCCTCGAATTGGAGCAGGCGAATACGTCCCTGGCTGCTGCAAAGCAGACGAATGTGACGCTGTCCGCCCAGCTTCAGACTGCCCAGGAGCAGGTCAATAGTATCGGCGCGGCCATCAAGACCGCGTGTGTGACTCATCGGCTCGACGTTGCCGCCAACGCCACCAGCGTTGAACTGGTCACTTTACTTTCAACGGGCGTTGCGACCATCGCCTCGCGCAAAGCTTTGGAAATCACGGCCGGCGCCGGCGCACCCGCCGCTGCCGCCGCACCCGCTGACGCGAAGAATCCCGCGGACAAATCCGCCAGCGGCCTCAGCCGTCTGGTCAATGCGGCCAAGGCCGACCTGGATCGCTGCGGTTTCGTCGCCAAAGGCAAATAATTTAACAACCCCACACACTTTTTATGGCTGACTTATTTTTAACACTGCTCGACATCACCAAACAGAACGGCACCGACCAGGCTGTGGGGATAATCGAGGAAGTTCGCACTTTTGCTCCCGAGGTTGAAGTCCTGCGCGGCCGGCCCATCAAGGGCACGACCTACAAGGGCCTCGTCCGCACCAATCTCCCGACCGGGCCCGCGTTCCGCGCGGCGAACCAGGGATCGAACGTGGTCGCGAGCACCTGGGACCAGCGCATCAATCAGGCTTTTTTCTTTGACGGTCAAATGCGCGTGGATGAAATGGTCCTGGACGCCAGCGAATTTGGCGCGGAATGGACGCTGGCCAATGAAGCGTTGGGCGTGAGCCGCCAGAAAATGATCGCGCTGGGCTGGCAGTTGTATTACGGCACCCCCGGCGCCACGAGCCAGACCAACGTGCAAGGCGGCAACGCCAATTACGGCTTTCCCGGTCTCACCAATCTTTATGATCCGGCCACCATGGAAATCATGGGCGGCGCCACCAGTGGTTCGGCTCTCTCTTCCGCCTGGTTGATCGTCAATATGCCGGATTGCGTCGAGTTCATTTACGGCAACAACCAGGGCCTGCAATTGAAACAGTGGGTCCCGCAGTATGTCCTGGATTCGTCCAGCAAACAATACCGCGCGTTCCTGAACAATTTGTCGGGTTACGTGGGCTTGAGCTTCAATTATTCCAAGGGCGCCTGCCGCATCAAGAATCTGGACAGCAGCACTAACGCCCTCACGGACTCGGTCGTGGCGGACGCGCTGGCTTTGTTCCCGGTCGGCACGGTGCCCACGCATCTGTTCTGCAATCGTACCCAGCGCCGCCTGCTCCAAAAGAGCCGCGCGCCGGTCTATGCCTCGGGCACCAGCGCAGTCACGGCCGCCACGGCGGTACAATACCCCACGATTCCGAACGAATCAAACGGCATCCCGTTGCATGTGACGGATTCGATCACCCAAACCGAGAATTACTCGGCTGCCGGCGTCGCGAAGTTCTAAACCAATTACGGGAAGGCATTGCCGCAGCAACGCCCGACCACTGAAAAACAAAATTTATGGCTACTCAAGTTTCCAATCGCCGGCAGTTGCGAGACTCCGCGCTTTCCTATACCGCGGCGCTTCCCGCCGCGAGCGGCACGACCTCGCCGGGCAGCACCACCAGCATCAATATCGGCGTCGGTCCGTTTCACGCCGAGGAGATTGACGTGGAAATCGCGTTCCCGGCCGCCGCGAACAACACGAGCACCGGCGACACCTACACGGTCCAGCTTTACGACAGCGCCGACAATTCGACTTTCGCGGCCGTATCGCCGGTCGTCGAGCTCGTTGTGCCGGGCGTGGCCAGCACCGGCAGTCTCGCGCTGGTCAAGACGATCAAGCTGCCGGTCAACACCCGGCAATACATCGGTTTTAGCATCGTGGCCACCAGCGGCACGGGCGCCAACACGGGCGTGAGTATCACGGCTTCGCTTTTGGTGTAAGCAACGCAATAACACATTTTCACCAAAGCCAGCCGGCATTACTGGCTGGCTTTTTTGTTGGATAAAATTTATGAAACAAAACTTTTTCGCCACCGAGGCACAGAGAACCCGCAGAGGAATGCTGCAGCTTTTTTCTCTGTGCGTTCTGTGTCTCTGTGGCATCAGCTTCGCCGCCCTGGCGCAGAGCAATACGCCGACCAGCGTTCCGTTCGCGTGGGCGCTGAACACTTATGCCGGCACGATGCTGGCCACGTCCACCGCCAACGCCACGAACAACACCAACGGCGCCGCGTTCCCCAGCCCGACCGCGAAACAGCACACGTTTCAAATGGTGATCACCAATGCCACCGGCACCAACGCGAGCATCTATCTGGATCGCAGTCTCGACGCGGTGAACTGGACGCCGTTCTTTACGAACACCAGCTCCTCGACGGCCACCAATGATTTTGTGCTGGCGGGCAAATGGTATTTCTTCCGCGCGCGCTTCACCGGCACGAATGCCAGTGCGGTCGTCAGTTATTTTGGGGGCAATTAAGTGAGCAGAATTTCGCGGGAATCCATCCGGGGGCTGAAGGAGATGGAACGTGACCTGGGTTACACGCTCACCTGGCCGGTCTCGCCCAGCACGGGCCTCGGCGGCGCGAGTTATGTGTGTGTGCCGGCGCAAAGCATGTTCGGCAAGATGCTGGCCGCGACCGGCGGCGGTTACTCGCCCAAGGGCACGGCCGGATTTTTCCTGCGCGTCGGTTTGTTCGCCAATGGCGTGCTGCCGGCATCGCAACAACATCTCAAGTTCAACGGGCAGATCTGGCGCATCCTGGACATGGACAATTCGGCGGACGGCGCGTTTATCTTCCTGGATTGCGCGGTCAAAGACCGGGGCGCATAACGCCCATTTTATCCGTCCGAATCCGCACCAAGCGCGGCTCGCGTAATTTGCCTTTGGCTGTGAGTGAGTACGCGGCGACTTCCACCACGTCACCCAGCTTGATTTCGTCATACTTGGCGCGCGCGCAACACCAGCCACGATCTTCGCCCTCGGCCGTCTGGAGCCGGATGGACGGATGAATCTTGTCCGCGACGATCAAATCATGGGTTTCCACGCGCTTGCACTTAAACCACGGCTCGCCGTACGGCGCATCGAGGTGCGACGCCACGACGCCCTCCCCTCCCCTGCTCAACACAGTTTCGAGAAATTCGCCGCCGTTGCCGGCAGGCACGATTAGCACGCTGCCATTAAACGTCAATAGATTGTGCCATCGCTCCGCGCGCGGACGACGGCGCAGGTCGCTATCGCCGATGCGCAGGCAATCGAACGCCCAAAAAGAGCCGTCGCGCATTTGTTCGCCGGCAAAGGTAGCGTCCAGCATATCGCGCACGGCCCACACGCCATCAAATTTTTCGGTATAGAGCCAGCCACCACCACCGCGCCACTTCAAACCGTCTGCCAGCGGCACGTTGATAAACTTGGGTCGTTCAATCGTCAGGTTCATAATTGTGAATGAGATTAGCAGACCAGCCGGCAGTGTCAACACCTATTTTGCATTATTTCGTTTTTTCTTTTTGCGTTTAGCTTTGTGCTTTGTCCATCGTACTCGAGCTGCCCGCCGTCTGATTGCAGACAACACAGACCGCTTGGGCGCCGGCTTGCGCCTGCCGTCCTGGCAGTCTAAGCAGTAATAAGTGTCAGACCCACTACCGCACTTGGCACAAAGACCGGCAGCACGCCGGCGGAGTCGGAGTGCTTTCGCGTGGACAGCTTGGCGTGTCGGCATGGAGCAGCTTGGCAATCGGAGTAGCATTGTCAACACCCATTGTGCATCACAACAAAAGCCGACGAAGGCTGGCCATGCCCCCCGGTCTAAGGAATCTATTTCCCACCGCCCCGCGGGAGCAGGTTTCCGAACCGCTGGGGTCGCGCATGAGGAGATTGAAATTTTGGTTTTACACCGAAAGTTTCACCAAAAGTTTAAGATTTTGCCGAAATGTTCACCGAAATTTTCAGATTTTTGCCGAAGTTTTCACCGAAAGTTTATATCGAAAGTTTCGCCGCAAGTTTAAGATTTTGCCGGGAGTTTCCGAAGCTGGCTTAGAGTACCAGAATGCGTTTGCCAGCTTAACCGACAGTTTTTTTGTGGAAAATGGCCGGGGTGGAAAGCGGCGGACGGTTACAGTACCTGGGGCGGCGAGGTACTGCAGGCCGTGTCAAGTATATAGTACAAAACGGAAACAGGATTGACGCGCAACTCTCAAAGAGCCGGGATTGACTGGGGGGTCCGGGTGTGGTGCTGAAAATAAGATGCGTGATTGACACGCGGAAACTCAACCGGGGGCTGGTGCTGGCGGCGCGGTTTACGAAGCGGACGCCGGCGCAGGCGGTGAACACGGCGGCGTGCGAGGTGGCGATTGGCGCGAAGAACGGGATGCCGTTTGTGACGGCGCAGACGATTGACACGGAGTTGCTGGTGATGAGCGTGCCGAAAATCGGCAAGAGCGGCCGGGTGCTGCAGCAGTTCACCAAAAAGGGGAAATCGGTCGCGAAGAATAAAATCCTGTATGGCACGCGGATGGGCAAATATGCGGCGACGAGCGAGGTGCCGCTGACGGCGCTGATCATCGCGGCGCGGGCGAAGCCGGGATCGAACTACAACCGGATCACGGGCGGCCGGTATGCGCTGGACCGGAATCCGTTCAAGGGGTTTTCGCGGGCATTGGGGCAGTTCAAGATGACGACGCTGATTGACAACATGATCAAGGCGCGGCATCGCTCGGGGCATTTTCTGATGGCGGGGTGGATCCAGTGTGTGAAGACGCTGCTGCCGTTTTCGGTGAACAAGGGGCGGGACCGGATGCGCGGGCCGCCGTTGGAGGGGCGCACGGAATATTACGGCGCCGATCTCGGTGACGCGTTGCCGGCAATGGAGGGCGGGACGATGGCGCTGTGCATCATCACGAACAATATCGGCGGCGCGGGGAAGAATGCGTTCAGTTTCAACCAGGCGCTTTGGGAGCATGGGCAGTTGCCGTTGCAACGGGCGGTGGACGGCGAGGGCGCGGCGCAATTGCAGTATTTTCTGGACCGGGCGGCAAAGGAGGAGCTTTACGACGTGGTCAATGCCGAGTGGAAGTAGTGCGGAATTCGGAGTGCGGAGTGCGGAGTGAAGACCTGGCGGCAAAAGTTCCCTGCCCTATTCCGCGCTCAACACTCCGCACTGGGAAGGATTGACTTAGGGGCTTGGGCGAATGGCGTCACCTTTTTCTAATCTGCAGTCCAAGCTGGAGCGGGCGATTGTGGCGTATCTGATTTCCAAGGGGTGCGGGACCAGCAATGACATTGTGCCGTTTGAGTATGAGATTACGCGCAAATCGCTGATGACGACGGTGAATACGGGGATCGCGGTGCCGGACGTGCAGTTCACGGGCAATTACCGGATCCCGGTGGTGGTGTCGGTGCAGGCTTCAGCCAGCGAGGAGCCGAACGCGACGAATCCGGCGGCGCAACGGCTGGCGTTTGACGCGCGGGTGGCCCTGACCGGGGACATGCTGGTGCAGACGGGCAATGGGCAGAATTTGCAGGCGACGGCGACGGATATCAATGCGGCGGGGCGGGCGCTGGCGACGACCGGGTCGGCGCAAGATCAGACGAATAATGCCGACATGGGGGATTTTACGATCAATGGGTGGTTTGAGGCGGGGTTTGGCAAGGGCGAGGCGAAGGATGAGGGGTGCATCTGGGAAATAGTGTTGTTGTTCACGGCGGTTGGTTGCGGGGCGAATGTGGATTGAGGAATTTACGATTTACGATTTACGATTTACGATTTTATGGACACACCTCCAATTTCAAAGCCGACTGCACCCCTCACCCCGGCCCTCTCCCCTCCGAGGGGCGAGGGAGTGGAAACAGCAGCGCCGGCTACTAGCGTAGTGCCACCGCCGGTCAAATTGCCGGCGCCGGTCGGGGGACCAATGCCGGGGCCGTCGGCGATTGGGGTGCAGGCGGTGTTGCGGCGGCGGCGCGGCAGCGCCGCCCTACCGGAGCCGGTCCATGGGCCGCGCAGCAAGCCGGCGGGGTGGTGGGAGTTGATGGGGTTATCGGGGACGCGGGACGGGGTCGCGAAGGCGGTTAACGCCTCGGCGATTCCGGACCGGTATAAAACGCTGTTGGCGGCGGAAATCGCGGGGTTGGGCGCGCAGTATAATCTGGTGAAGCTCGATGCGCATTACCACCTGGTGAATGGTTCGGCGCGGCTGACGGTGACGGTCACGCCGACAAGCGGCCTGGTCTGACCAGGCATCTCAGATTTCAAATTGCAAAAGGAGGCGTCGCGGCCGCGACGCCCTACCGGGCGGGCCTGCCCGCCATAGCGTCTTTCGCGGCGGCGGGTTGACTTTGCGGCAGGGGCGTAATGTCGCAGACCATTTCTCTCGCCATCTCGGACGGTGTCACGAATTTCAACGTCGTCCAGGCGGTGACGGGCGCGCAGAAGCGCGGCATCGGGCCGCTGGTCCTCGCGCCGGCCACCACCAACACTGAAATTGATATCGTGCTCACGCGCGCGGACATCCAGTCCATCGTGCTGCAGAGCGTCGGCGGGGATCTCACCATCAAGACCAATTCCACCGGTTCACCGGGTGACACGGTGGCGCTGACGGCCGGACAGATTTTGGTTTGGTGCATTGCCGCGACGGGCATCCAGGCGATTGGCGCGGATCCCTTTCCCACGGCGGATGTGACGAAGCTTTTTCTCTCGAGCATGGCGGGGACGACTTTCACGCTGCGCGCGGAGGTCACGGCGGCGAACGGCTGATGCTTTCAAATTTCACATTTCAGATTTCAAACCCGCAGGGGGCATAAACTTTTATGGCTGACAGCAGAACGACGATGAACGGGACGGGGGTGGTGATCACCACGGCGGGCGCGTTGAACGTGTACGCGTCGCTGACGATCCACAGCATCAAGGGCGACCAGCACATCAATTTTGAGGAGGTGCAGGATTTCGCGGGCTTTGACGCGACCTGGCTGGCGCGCAACGAATACGTGGAGATCAAGATTTCCGCGAAGCTGACGGGCGCGAGCAAGGCGCTGGCGATTGCGAACGGCGCTTACATGGTCCCGCTTTCGGCGGTGGTGCTGTCGGGGTTTGACCTGGGATTTTTGAACGCGGCGGGGATGGCGAACGGGACTTACACCGGGAACTGCCAGTATCGCGGCGCCTCGATTGACCTGATGAACGACAAGACGGGCGGGATTGAGTTGAATTTGCGGAAGTACGCGAATCCGACGCAGAATACGGCGGCGACGACGGCGGCAAGCTGATTTTTCACCGCAGAGAACACAGAGAACGCAGAGATAAAACAAACTGAATTTATGCACTATCGAAATGGCCGGGAAGCGAAGAACGGCGACAAAATCGTGAAGCTCGAAGTTGAAAGCGGTAAAATTGTTTCGTTCGGGGTGCTGCACAGCGCCACGCCGGGCAATGATTATTGCAACGGCGGAATCGCGCCATTGATCACTGACACGATGGCGTGCATGTGCGACTGCCTGCATGTGGACGACCTGGCCGCAATTTTAGCCGAAAAAGGGCTGAGTAAGCGCCCGGACGGAAAGTAACCAACCGCATTGACTCGGTGCGTGGGTTGAAATGCACGAGCTTCAATTTGCGGATGCGGTCCAGCCGGACACCTGCGCGGTGCTCAAACTGGGCCTGCGGCCATTCTCCATTGGGCACGAAATTCTTCTGTTTTCGCGGCGCAACGCGCTGTTGTTGGAGAATTTTGATTCCCTGCCGGCTCACCTAAAACGCGCGGCGCTGATTCAGGCGGTGAATGTTTGCAGCCAGACTTACGCCCAGAATTTGTTTGTGCCCTCGAGCTGGGGCGAGCGGCGGCGCAGTCGGAAGGTTTGGGCGAAATGGGATCGGGCGTTGCGGTCGGTGGATTGGGAGGTGGAAACGCGGAAATTCCAGGATTATCTGCGGGCTGGTTCGAAAGGACCGCCGGTGGAGCGTGGGGAGCAATCGAACGGGCGGGACCCGGGCGCGCCGTTTCACGCGGGGTTGATCCAGTTTTTGATCGAGGCGCTGCGGCTGACGGAGGCGGAGTGTTTTGATTATCCGCTCAGCCTGGCGAAGTTCCATTATTACGCGGCGGCGGAGGCGACGGGCGCGGTGCGGATCATCAACGCGGCGGAATACGAGTTTGAGGAGAGTTGCCGCCTGAAGGATCTCGAGGCGGCAAGGAAGGCGGGGTTTGCCACCACGGAGGAACATATTTCACATCTCAAATCTAAAATTTCAAATTCCAAACCGGCGGCGGGAAAAGGCGTCGCGGCAGCGACGCCCTACCAGAACCCAAGTTGATTATGCCGGCATTGGACGCAAAAATCGGGGCGGACGCGAGCGAGATGGCGCGGGAATTTGAATTGGTGGGCGCGATGGCGGACCGCGCCGGCCGGCGGATTACGTCGGGCATCCAGGGGACGCACGCGGGCATCGGCATGAACACGATCGCGATGCGGGAAATCCTGGTGTTGATGCGCGAGATGTCACGCGGGAACTGGACGCGGGTGCCGGGGAGCCTGTCCATTTTGCTTTCGCAATTGGGGATTTTGAAATTCCTGTTCAAGGATAATGCGGCGGCGGCGATGATCGCGGCGCAAGGCTTGACGGCCGTGGCGGACGAATCGCAGGCGGCGGCGCTCGCGGCGAAAGCCCAGGTGGCGGCCAATAATCTGGGCATGGCCGGCCTGAATCGCGTGACGGAAAGCGAAATGAGGGCGGCAGCGGCCGACGTCGAGCGCGCGGCGGCGGCGGAGGCCTCGGCGGTGGCCGACCGGGCCAAGGCGGTGGCCGCGACACAAGCGGCGGAAGCCATGACGGCGGAAGGCGGGGCGGCGGCGTTATCGGTGGGTCCGATCGGGTGGCTGGTCATCGGGTTGATTGCGGCGGGGACGGCGGCGTTTTTCCTGGTGCGGCATTTGCGCGCGGTGGCGGAAGAACAGAGAAATTTGCGCGAGTTGCTGGATACCACGACGGTGAGTTTTCATGATCATGCGGAGGCGATCCGGCGCGCGGCCGAGGAGGCGCAGAATTTCAAGGATTGGCTCTCTGGCCTCGCTGATTCCGAAACCAACTGGACGGATGCGCTGGAGGAAAATCTGCACGCGTTGCGGGAGCGGGCGCGGTTTCAACGCGAACTGGCGGCGGAACGCGGGATGTCGAAACAAGGGCTGGCGGGGATGGATATTGAGGCGGCGAAAAAAGAACTGGCGGTGGTGGAGGCGTTCCGCGAACAGGCGCAAAAGAACCTGGCGTTCCACGAGTCGGAAGCCCGGCAGGCCGAGAAGGACGCCAATGATCCGGATCGCGCGGCGCATCTGGGGCAACTGGGCACGAAGGCGAAACAATTTGAAAGCGTCATCGAGGAGCTGCAGAAGAAAATGGCCGAAGGGGTCAAGGAGGTGGACCCGAGCAATCGCGGGTCGGCGGTTTCATCGGACGCGATCCGTTACCGCCAGCGGTTGGGTACCGCCGAGGACAAATTCACGGTGAAGGGCGCGGACGGGAAGGACATCACGGTGAGCCTGGCGGAAATGCAGGCCAAGTATAAAGCGGTGACTGATGAGGAAACCAAGCTGGCGGCGTTGCAAAAGGAAAAGGCGGATTTGCTGGCCAGGGACAAAAAGCTTTCCAACGAGGATTTGCAATTGTTGAAGCGGCTCAACAAGGAATCGGCGGACTTGAAATCGGACATCGCGCTGAAGACGGAATTTTTGCCGCAGATCGCCGCGGACAAGCATAACCGGGCGGGCGAGCACGCGCATTTGACGGCGAACCAGCAGATCGGCGCGTATGGCGGGCCGGCGGTGATGGTGGGGTTGCAGCAGACGGCGAACCGGCATCTGGCGAGTATTGCCAAGAACACGACGCCACGGCCGCCGGGCGGGTCGCGGGCGGTGGGGTTCAGCGGTGAGGGAGTGAATTTCGGGGACAACCAGGCGTAGCGGCGAAGACGCCAATTTCAAATGCCAAATTTCAAATTTCAAATGAATAGACCATGAGTTCGCCGCAACCGATTATTAACGGCTCGATGCTGCCGCAGTTGCAGGAGATCACTTATGATTTCGGGCCGGCGACGGGTTACCTGGTGCGCTCGCAATACGAGGGCGCGAACCAGGCCACGATGCTGGCGCTGCAGCAGGACGAGGTGCGAGCGGGGGTGGCCTGCGCGCTCACGTATCACAAGGGCGGCAAAGTCTCGCTGGGGGTGAATGACAGCACGCAGCAGTACGCGATTGACGTGTGGGAGATTGTGGACAACCGGGAGAACCCGAGCGGGTTTGCGCATCCGACGGTGCTGCAGATTCTCAATCGTTATGCGAATCCCACGGCCATCGTGGCGGCGCTCAAGGACCTGGTGCAGACGAGCGCGGATTATGACATCACCACGAATGCGGCGTTGCTGGCGCTGTCGGACGAGGATTTTGACACGCTGGGGGATTTCGTGGTGCTGGCGCAGCAGGGCCAGGGCGAGTATCGCCGGCAGCAGTATGTCGTGCGCCATACCACCAATGTCTCGAACCGCTGGGGCGTGAATGTGGCGGACTTCGGGATTGACGAGATTTATTCGACGGCGCAATTGCTGACGGAGGTCCAGAGCACGGCGTTGTGGATCCTGCCACTGCCGCCGCGGATGGTTTATAAAATCGGGGCGATCCCTTTCCCGCCCGCGGTGGAGGGCTACGAATGGGGCTGGCTGAAGGACGGCTCGACGGAGACGAGCGCGGCGAACAACCGGGTGAACATCGTGACGGAATATTCACTGGACCAATGGCCGTTCACTTATTACGCGGCGTATGAGGGATGAAATAAATGCGGAATGCGGAGTGCGGAGCGCGGAGTTGGGACACGCTAAAGCGTGGACACCGGACTCCGGAAATTCCGCACTCGTCACTCCGCACTCCGCACTTTTATGAGGGGTAACATTCCATTGCGGCCGACGGGGGACACGGCGGAGGCGGTGTTCATGCAGGCGGTTTGGGACAAGGTGTTTGGGCCGCCTTCGCAGTTCAATAACACGAGCACGGTGAAGGTGAGCGAGACGTCGAAGGGGTTTTCGTGGCACGCGGTGTCGGGCGGCAGTGGATCACAGCCGGAGGCGGGGCCGTTTGAGGTCCAGAGTGTGCAGGACGATTACATCACGGTGTTTGATTATGACGCGGCGATGGACACCAGCGGCTCCGCACCCATTTATCTCGCGAAGGAATGGAAGCACCAAAACAGCCTGCTGTCGGAAATGATTTTTGGGGTGGCGCACAATTACACATATCAGCCAGGATTGGCGCCGCCGGGAGGATTGAATCCGGCGGATGTGAACAACGTTTTTCGCACGGACACTTACAGCGGGACGCCGGAATATCAGCGAATTACGCCTCCCTGGGTGTGCGGGCCGGGCGTGGGCGAGATCGTGTTTGCATTTTCAGCCGGTCTGAACCTGCAGGCGGCGGATGGCACGGCGATATCGCTGATGTTGCGCGGGAGGTCCTGCCAGTGGTCGGTGGTGGATTCATAAATGAGCATTGCCCCGCCAGAAAGCCGGGCGCACGCCGGCACCGAGAGCGCCGGGCACGTGCTTGGCCGTTCGCAGGTCCTGAATAAGGGCTGGTTTTTTTCCGGCGGCTATGTGGGTTACCCGGAGAGCGGGCAGGAAATGTATTCAGCCACCGGAGGGGCGGCGCCGCTCAACGGGCTATACAGCATTCTTTTCCTATTCAACCCGGTCACCGCGCTGCCGGGCGGAAATTATTTTTGCAAGGCGCAAACGGCCCCGGCCGGGCAGCAGGCATATCCGAACACCGAGGACGTGGTGTTTTACCTGGGCGCGGAATGGACGGTCATTCCCACGGCCGCATTCAACGCGCTGACCGGAAGCGCTTTCTTCCAGGAGGGTTATTTTGCCTATGCGCCATTCGGCAAGAACGCATTTACGATGAAATGGGCCGCGCCGGCGAAAGCAGGAAAATATTTCCTCGATACCGAGATTGGTTTTGCCTGGCAGACGCCTTCCGGACTCGTGAACGGCTTCACCCTGGGCGTGCCGGTGCCGAAAAACCTGCTGGTGAGCGCGGACGGGACGCAAACCATTGATTGCGCCACGATCAGCAACACGGCCATTGACACCACGGTTTTGTTCGGCCGGTCCACGCCGTTTTATCCGATGACGACTTTCCCGAACACAGAGCTGCTGTCGGCGAATGATACTTTTACTTACGCGGCGGTTCTGAGCGGGATTCCCCAATAAGTTTAAAGTTCAAGGTTTAAGGTTTCAAGTCCCCGAAACAAACTTTGAGCTGGTTTTCAACTTTAAACTTGAAACTTCAAACCTGAAACTCCCCGTGTAATTGACTTGGGCGCCGGGGTAACGCATGGCGCAAAAGACTTTTTACATTGATATCGAGGGGAATGCACTGCTGGCGGGGCTGAATTCCACGACGAATGTTGACCCGGCGTCATTGCTGCTTTCGTACCCGGATACGGTGCCGGTGCGGATTTACCTGATGGACCGGTTGCAGACGGCGGATCCGCAGGTTTATCCCTACGAAGTGCTGAACACGACGGGGATGTCGCTGCTGTTGGAGATGACGGACGGCGAGGTCGGCGCCGGGCGCACGATTTACGCGAACCAGGTGGTGTGGCAGACGGACCCGACGAATTCGTATTTTTACGCCAATCTGTCGCTGGCGACGGCGAACATCCTGGCGCTGCTGATGGCGAACGAGCCGGGCGAGGCGTCGGTATGGCTCAAGCTTGCGTATGTCCAGAACGGGTACCAGACGGATGTTTATAACAACGAGGTGCCCATCAGCATCGGCGTGGGCACGGCGATTGCCACGGCGCCGGCGACGCTGACGCCGGCGACGGTGGAGGTTTCCAACCAGACGTATTATCCGCAGGCGCCGGTGGCGGGGTTGCCGCTGTTTGTGACTTCGCCGCTGGGGAAGATCATTTTGATCGCGGCGGTGGACAATCCCGATGGAACGGCGAGCCGGCAGGACATTCCGCAGAATTGAGCAGGCGAGGCCTGCACCCAACAAAAATGACAAATTTAAAATTTCAAATCTCAAATTTCAAAGCGAGTTTGCGGCTTGGCGCCCTGGCGTTGATGGCTTTGCTCCCCTGCTCTCTTCACGCGCAGATTGTGACTTGCACGGTGGTGGTCACGAATACGGCCGGGGTCGCTTACGGCAACACGTTCAGCGTGAACGGCGCGGTGCGGACGTGGACGAACAATGTCACCTCGGCGAACAACCAGCTATTGATCGCGGGCACGATCGGCGGAGCGGCCACCAATTTGTTTTTCGCTTATGCGGCCGTGCCAGCGCCGAATGTCTCAGTCCGGATGGTGGGGACGAACACGGTGGTGTTTCAGGGGCAGAACGCCGCGGCGCTGGCGGTGTTGACGAACGGGTTTTCGTATTGGTGCACGCTGACTTTCGCGACGCAAGGCCTCGCCGGCAACTGGACGGTGTTTCGCGGGAACGCGGCGATTGTGGGGCTGGATGAGCTGACGAACACGGCAAACGGGATTGAATCGTTTATCGCCTCGAGCGCGGTGACGACCGCGATCCCGACCAATGCGAAGGCAATGGCGCTGTTTGCGCCGGCCACCGCGGTGGCGGGTTTCATCACGGGGACGGCGGCGAGTAATTCGTTTATCACGGGCGTGACGGCGACGAATAATTTCGTCCAGTTCAGCGAGAACAATCTGTACCAGGCGGTGACGAACCATTACGAGCTGGATTATGGCGCGGGCCTGGTGCCGCGCTGGCTGATCAACGCGGGGTTTGATAATCTGTATGATCCGGGCGGCGTGAACGGCATCAGCATTGGCACGGGCGCCGCCACCTTCTCGGAGGCGAACAATATCGCGCCGAACCAGACTTATACGGGCGGGAGTTCGCTGCTCACGGGGAGCGTGGCTTCCAATTATTTTGTGCCGCTGTCCGGCGGCGTGGCCATCCCGAGTTACCTGGGCAACGGGTCCGCGCTGCCGCAGGCGATTTTGACGCGATCGGGCTGGCAGGTGTTTGCGAACGGCGGCACGGTGACGAGCATCGGCGTCATCGGCGACAGTGTGACTTCGGGCGCGACGCCGCTGGGGTCGCCGGTCACGACCGCGGGCAGCATCACGCTGCAGCCGGCGACGGCGAACGCGAACATGTTTGTGGCGGGGCCGGCGAGCGGGAGCACCGCGCCGCTGACGCAGCGGGCGATGGTGGCGGCGGACATGGCGGGATTGTTGAGTCCCCAGGCGTTTGGCACGTGGACGGCGTTCAGCGCGGTGACGAATTTTGTCTTTGATTTCACGAGTTACGACAGCGCGGTGATCGCGGGCACCGGGGATGTGCATTTCAGCTACGCCACGAACGGGCCGCGGTGGCTGACGGTCACGATTCTGGGCAATGCGGATGGCACGGTGCGCCTGATTTCCTGGCCGACGAACATGATCACTTTGAACACGACCGGATTGATCCCGGTCGCCGCCACGAACTGGGGAATGCTGCTGACCAACAACGGCCCGTATCGCGTGGCGCAACTGGTGGTGGGCGCGCGGGTCAATAATCCGCCGGACACGAATGTGATTCTTTCGGCGCTGATTTCACCTTAGCGGCATGAAGTTTAAAGTTTCAAGTTTAAGGTTTAAAGTTGGCGCGTTCTGGACAATTGCGGCCGGGCTGGCGATTGCGGATTTGGCGGCGGGGCAGCCGATGACGCGCAATCCGAATTTCACCATGAACGCCGCGTCCTCGGTTTATGGCAACGGGACGACGGTCTATGGCGGCGGCACGACGAATGCGCATTCGTTGTATAACAGCCTGCTGGCGTATTACACCTTTGACAACGGCGGGTCGCTGGGCGCGGATTCAACTTCCGACGCGTACAATCTCACGCCGAGCGGCAGTCCCGCCTCGGTGGCGGGAGTGGTGAATAATGCCGCGAGTGTGACCGGTTCGGCGGGGTTTTCGCGCGCCGACCAGGTTAATTTCCGCATTGACGGCTCAACCTCTTTCACCGTTGCGGGCTGGTACTATGTGCCTGCCGGCGCGGGCACGATCCAGCTTTTCAACAAGTTGGTCAACGCGTACGCGCTGACGTACAACGCCAGCGGGCTTGACACCATCGTCAAGTTCACGGTTTACAACACGGCGTCAACGCCGTTCGCCGCGAGCATTGCCGTGCTGCCCTTGAACCAGTGGAATTATGTCGTGGCCTGGTATGACCAGCCTTCCGCCACGGTGAACATTCAGATGAACAACGGCACGGTGGTTTCCACGGGCATCACCGGGACGCCGGGCACGGCGGGCGGCGGCGCGGACAGCACGTTCCTGTTGAATTATTCGGCCTCGACGGAGAAGTACGATGAAATGGGGATTTGGGCGCGGACGCTGACGACGGCGGAACGCACGCGGCTGTACAACGGCGGCTCGGGCCTCGGGTACGCGTCGTTTTAAAAAGGTTCAAGGTTTAAGGTTTAAAGTTTCAAGTCCCCGATAGGTTTCAAGTTTAAGGTTTCAAGTTGGGAAACCGCGCTCCTTGACTTTAAACTTGAAACCTTGAACTTGTAACTTTCCGAAGGATGGTTGACTGGCGGCGACGGGCGTGAACATCATCAGCAGACTTGCCCGCAAACTTCCCTGGCTTCTCGCCGCTCTCACGCTCGGATCCTCGCCGGCGCGGGCGGCCACCGAGCTTTGGCCGCTGACGACGGGAAACAATGTTGCCGTGACCAATGCGATGGTGCAAGTGGTGGCGAGCGGCCCGGTGATGAACGCGAACGGCGGTTGGGCAACGTCCGACCCGCTTTATTTCTACAGCGATTCCAACGGCCTGGTGACGATGACGAATCTGTTGCTCGGCGTATGGACGGCGAGCGCGACGGGGATTTACCAGGGGATCACGCCGGCCACGTTCAGCATCACGAATTACAACTCGACGAATTACGTGACGCAGAATTCCGTGACGGGCTGCGGCGTGGCGGGATCGGGTGTGGCTTACAACACGACGGCGAGCGACAGCCTGTACCTGCATGCCGGCGCCGTCAATCCGGGCGGGACCACCTTCCAGGATGCCAGCGTGAATCCGACGGGCAACGGGACCGGCGCGCTGTCCGTCGTGGACACCACGGGGGCGAATAAATTTCTGCTCTATGATTACGGTAGCAATTTGCGTTTTCACACCGTCTCAGGCGCGGATTTTGATTTTGACGGGACCGTGGTGGTGTCGCCCAACCAGGCGGGGTATGGATTTTATGGCATTGGCGGGACGGATGGCAGCGCGGCGTATTATGCGGCGAGTGTGCCAGGCTATCAGGGCGATGGCTCGTTGCTGACCGGACTGCCTGGCGCGAACATTACGCCGGGAACGGTGAGCAGCAACGCGCTTAATGCGGCGACGAAGGCGCAACTGGCGCTGGCTGGTAGCGCGGTGAATTTCAGCGGATCGCTTTCAGGCAATGTGACGGGGACGCAGGGGGCGACGGTGGTGGCCTCGCTGCCGGCGATCAGCGGGGCGGCGTTGACGGGTTTGACGGGGGCGAATGTGACGGGGACGGTGCCGCTGGCGACGAGCGCGGGGAGTTTCAGCGGCAACCTGGCGGGCAATGTGACGGGGACGCAGGGGGCGACGGTGGTGGCGGTCGCGCCGGCGGCGGCGATTACGGGCAATATCGCGACGAACAATCTGACTAATGCACTGGCAGCGGGCAGCATCCCGCTGAATGTCTCCAGCGTCACGACTGGCGCATTAACCAATTCAAGCGGGACCAATTCCGGCAATGAAGGCGTCGCGGGCGTATTGAACGCGACCAATCCAGCGAATCAATTAGGCGGCAACGGCGCGCTTCTGACGGCACTAACCGGAACGAATATCGCGAGCCAACTTTCCAGTTCTAATACGCCAATGTCCCTCGACGTAGCGGCATCTGCTTTTTCGCAGTGGAATTACGCAGGCGCGGTGATGTCTTACAATCAGTCCAATTACGATACTTACAATCTGCGCTGCTCAACTCACATTGTGCGCAACGGAAAGCTTTATGTGTTTTACGGCGTCAACACCGCGTCAGGTGGAACGGATCACGCCGTCATCGCTTATGCTTCCGGCCGGGATTTTTACTCATTGGTTCCAGGCGGCGTCGCGTTGAGCAACACCGCCGCAACCTGGGACTCTGCGCAGGTGCAAGGTCCGCGAATCTTCACCGATGGCGCTTATGACTACATGTATTATTTCGGCGGCACAACCGCCGGTTTTGAGTTGGGATCGCATTCAATCGGGGTCGCTTACCAATTAATCTCGACCAATTGGAATCCCACGAATTGGACGAAGTCGGCGAACAACCCGCTGCTGACTCCCACTGCTGCAACCTTCGACCAGGGCAATTGTTGGCGCGGTTTTGGACTTAAAAACAACGGACTCTATTATTTGTTTTATAACGGCAGCGGCGGCGACTTGCATGAACGCATTGGTTTTGCGACCGCCTCAAATCCGCAGGGACCTTTTACGAAATATGGCTTGCCGGTGTTCGATGACACGTCCACCACCAATAACTACACGCAGGACCCGTCCATATTGCGGATGTTGGACGGCTCGTTCGTAATGGCTTGCTCGCTCTGCTGCGGCTCAACCAGCATCGCAGATTTGACTACCAGTGTTGATTTAACGAACTGGTCCAGTCCCATTCACGTCCCGATTTCTGGATGGACAGGTCAAGCCCAGAGCTTTGAATTGTTCATGGATAACGGTCCGAAGGTGATGTGGGATGATACGCAAAATATCTATCTGGCGGCACTGGGCAAAAATATCAGTAGCGACCGAGTGGTGACGGCGACGACAAATATCCAGGCCACCAACGGAAATATTGGAACGCTTACAAATTCACTGCTCGTTTCCACCAACGCCAAAATCACCACGCTGGGACTGGGCGGCTTCGTGGTGGAGAGCAATTACACGGTCCACCTGCATTTGAAGGCTGATGCCGTAACCAATCTGGTCATTGGCAGTAGTGTGGTTAATTGGCCCGATTCAGGCCCGCAAGCGCTGAATACCACATCCGCTGGCGGCTCGGCTCCGGTTTATGGGGTTGATTCCAACGGATTGCCCTGGGTGTTCTTCAACGCCAACAATAACTCCATGCAGACCGCTTCCACTACCACTGGAACGAATCTCACCATCATAGTGTGTGCGGATGAGAATTGGACCTCGGCGAATTACGCGCCGTTCGTTTCGCAATCTTATAATTCAGGGGGCAGTTCCGGGAAGGCATTATTCACAACTGGCGGCACGGGCAACGACTGGCTGGTCAATGACCTCGCGATTTTTGGAAACGGTTATTCCAGCGGCAATGCCCCCAGAGCGTTCGGGCCATTTGGAAGTCTTGCGAATTTTCAACCGATAATCATCACGGCAACGGTTTCCGCTTCGCGCTCGCGCGTGTGGCTGAATGGCGTGGCCATCAGCACGACTGAAACCGCTGGCAATGTTCCCAACACCACGGCGGTAATTGAAATTGGTTCGGCAGTGTCCGCTGGAAACTATTTAGGCGGCCATGTGCGCGAGGTCATCATTCTCGATACAGCCATCACGGATGCCGACCGGCAGATTCTTGAAGCCTATCTGGCTTATAAATGGAATTTGCAGGTAACGCTTCCGGCGGGGACGCCATTTGCGAATTTCTTTCCAATGCCTTCGGCAGCCGGCTCGCTGTATTCCCGATCAGCCATCGCGGGGCTGGTCATCACCGGAACGGGAATCACCAATACGCTCGGACGGAACGCCACGGCTTATTTGTCCTGCACCTCTATTACTTCGACCGTGTTCAACAATGCCGGCGCTGCAGTTCTGACCAATACGACGGCGACGTTCGTCCATCAAGCGTTCAACCTGCAACCGGGCGGCAGCATTACGGCCGCCTCAGGGTTAAGCGGCAATGTCATTCCCTGGTAAACCAATGAACCGCGCTTTCCTGATTTTATTTTGCGCTCTCTGCGCTCTTTGCGGTTGGTTCGCTTGCGCCCAGCCGGCCCTGCCGCCGGTGGCGGGCGCGCTGCAATTGGAGCCGGACCATTCGGTCGTGCCCAGCCTGTTTCCGGAAGACGAAACGACTGACACCAATAGCTTCCCTCCCGGCGGATGGGCGGCCTGGAGCGTGCTGCATCCGGCGCCGACGAATCAGAATAATTTTTTCACGCTCGCCTGGAACGGTGAAACGTTGCTGCCATCGCTGGCGCAATGGTTTGATACGCTGCAGGAGTCGCAGGATTTGATCACCTGGAGCAATGTCGGGCCGTGGTATCTGGTGGAGACGAATGATATTGCGGAAATTCTCACGAATGATTTTGCGCCGCTGAATGTGTTTCGCGTGGCGCGGTCCACGGTGCAGCCGGCAACCTGGGTGACGCAATGACGATCTCAAATCCAAAATTTCAGATTTCAAAATCCTTGCGGATGGCCATCAAGTGAAACCTCACCATAAAAACTTTTACAACGGAGCGCTTGCCATGATGGGATCTTTCTCTACCTGGTTGGGTCAGAATTTTCACGCGATTGATCCGATCGTCGCCGGCATCGCCTTCTACGGCGGCGCGATCGTGGTGGTGGTGAGCTTCATCAGTTTCTCGCTGGACGTGCGCAAGAAGTGGAAGGAACGCAACAAATGGTCCAATTGATTTTTAATTTTGTCGGAAACCATCAGCGGGCGTTGCTCGCGCTGGCGATCCCGGCGTCGCACATTGCCTGGGCTGGCCTGAAGGCGGCAGGGCGCGGGGTGGTGGTGGCTTATGTCTGGCTCGGAAATAATGGGGGGTTGGAGGGATTCGGGCGTACGTTGAGGTTCGGGTGCTTGCGCACGGCCACTGTTTTGCAGCCGGCCGCGATTGCGCCGGCAAACCAATCCGCCGCCGCGCCTGGCGCTATGGCGGACAAGCAATCAATCAAATAAAATTATGAAAAATAGAAAACGAAACGGGTCCTTGGAATTGAAACTGGCGGCGACGATCCTCGCGGGGGCGCTGGCGCTCGCGTTGCTCGCGGGTTGCGGCACGACGACGTCCACCGCGCCGGTGGTTTCCACGGTGAATGGCGTCACGGTCACAAACACGGTGGTCACCACGAATCAAACCGTCCTGGGCATAGTCATCACGCCGCAATCGGTCTATAACACGCTGCGCGCGGGCACGGCGCAGAATGCGCGCATCGCCCTGCAGGCGGACCCCACCAACTCACTGCCTTATCTGAACGCGGCGCGCGCGGTGCTCGCGAATGCGGTCGGCTCGACGGCTTATGATTCGGGGGCGCTGCAGGCGGCGTTCAAGGGTCTGCCGATTGGCTCGATCAAAAACCCGGACGCGCTGATGGCGATCAATGCCGGCATCCAGGCGTTTGCGATTCTGGAGCCGATCCTGGCGGTGCAGGTGAATTCAAAAAACAAGTTCATCACGCCGGCGTTGCAGGGGATCTTTGACGGCATCGGGGATGCGCTGGGAATTGTGGCGCCGCAACCGCTCTTTAGCGAGGAGTTCGGAGTGGGGAGTGCGGAGTGTTTGATCCCGCGCGCTCGATGGACCGAGGTGCAGGACAAGCTCGCGGTCGCGCCGACGCAAACTGCCGAGAATCTAATTAGATTCTCCCGATAACAAAGGGGTTCTTTGAATAAAGTAATACTTTAATCAAATATGGCCACTGTTTCCGCACCCACTGATGACGTGTCCGCGGTCGCGCAGGCGATCGCGGATCTCGAACTGGCGCTGAAGCAGCGCGACGCGGAGGAGAACACGCCGGCCGAGCAGCTCGCGGCGGAAAATAAAAAGGTGCAGGCAATCTTTGACTCTATGACGCGAGCGGTCGCGGAAAGGAATCTTGAACAGGTCCGGAAAAATATTGCGGCGGGGACTCAATGAAAAATTCAAAGTTCAAAGTTAAAAATGGCTGGGGGATGCTGCCTCCCGTCGCACTCGTCGCTTTTGAATTGTTAATTTTGACTTTGTCATTGGCCGGCTGCCTGACGGTCACGGAGAAAGCAACCCAGCCGGCCATGGCGTCATTGGACGGCAACGCGGCGAATTCCGGCCTGGTGTCGTTCAATGCGGACGGCAGCGGCAATCTCACGCAAGGCGGCCGGGATCGGTTTGTGTGGTTGCAGGCGCACTACGGCGCCCGGCTGATTCCGCCATTGCTCGCGGGAGTCGGCCTGAGTACTGGGACCAATGGCACGCCCTGGATTATTGACGCGGAAAGACTGGACGCTTTCCAGAAGATGACGTTCCTGGCGAACAACCCGGCCGTCGCGCCGGGCGCTATGGCGGGCAAGCCCAAGTGAGGGCTGGCGGACGGGCATTGGGGGAAAGGTTTTAGAATTTGAGATTTCGGTTTTCATAGAGAGTAAATAGCCGCTGCGGGCTGTGGGACCCGGCAGCGGCTGACCGTGAGTTCGTTGCTGTACTTATGACCGACGCGAGCAGTAAAAAACAAATTGTCATTTGTGTAAACGGGATTCTGAAGTGGCCGTGGGACTGGTCGTGCTGGAATTTCCGGACGTGCGTGTGGGCGCACAAGTACACGGATTGCCGGGTGCTGGCGGTGGAATATTTCTGCGGCATCATCGGGCGGGCGTTCTGCCAGGGGGCGCGGGCGAGGCGGATCACGGCGTTGCTGCAATCTTATGGCGACGAGGACAAGTTTGAAATCACGCTGGTGGGGCACTCGAATGGGTGCGCGGTGATTCTGGCGGCGCTCGATGCGTCGCTGACGTGGCCGACGGTGAAAGCGATCCATTTGTTCAGCGGGGCGTGCCAGGCGGATTTCCGGTTGAACGGTTTGAATGAGGCGATTGAGGATGGGCGCGTGGGCAAGGTGTTTGTTTATGTGGGCGGGAAGGACCTGGCGCTGCGGCTGGCGAGTCATTGGCTTGGCCGGCTGCTGGGTTATGGCGTGCTGGGCCTCAAGGGCGCGCTGAATGTGTCGGATGACGCGCGGGAGAGTGTGGGGACGCTGACGGTGGCGGAATTCGGGCACTCGGATTGGTGGCTGCCGGAGCATTTTGACCGGAGCATGAAGCTGCTCTTTGCGAACTGATTTTTCACCGCAGAGACGCAGAGGCGCGGAGGCGGAATTCAAAAGCCGCGCTCCTTGCGATACAGATCGAGTTGTTCCTGAACCTGGAGTTTGCACGAAGCGGCGTGTCTCCGGCTCTGGCGGCCGCTGGCGATTGTCCCGGACCAGAGCCACCAATTCAGGGAGGCGAAAAACATGGCCATGATGCAATCAAAAATGCCCCACCCATAGTCGAGCCGGTAAAAAGCCATACCGGCTGAGAAGAGAAGGAATGGCACGGGCAAGATTGAAAACACGATGCGCTGCCGCTTGTATTTGCGGATGCGCAACAGGGCCTCATCGCTATGCCGCTGAAAAGTGGCGAGGGCTTCCCGGCAGATTTCTTGGAAGGGATCGTTCATAACGGGAAGCTGGGAAGGCACCGCGGCAGCGGCGCCCTACCGGTTCAGACGGTCGGCAGGTCGTGAAACACCTTGCAGAAGCCGCAATAACCGTTGCGCACGTCGTTAAGGTTATAGCTGGTCCGCTGGCAGGTTTTGCAGGTGATCGCCGCGCCGTCGGGAGCGATGATGAATTGTGAAGTCTCCAAGCCGGCCAACCCGGCCGGAACATCCGATGGGGAATGGAATTGACCAGGCCGGTGCATCCGCTTGAACTCCTCATACATTGCGGGCCGGCCTTCCGGCGTCTGGTTATCCATTTTGCCGGCGATGATGGAGAGCATGTAATCCCAGCCGGGCCGCTCCAAAGCGAGATGCGCCAAAGCCAATAGAACCGCCTGGCGTTGGGATTCGTCCAGGACGATGGTATGATCATTCACGCTTTTTCCTTTGCTTCAAAATCTTCCCGACCGGCGTGCCGTCGAACTTCAGCCCAGAATTCTCGATGCGCGCCCTGACCAGGTCAATGACGGCGTCATCGCCGGAAATCGCATTGCCGGCGCTGGCCAGTTTCATCAGTTCCTCAAACGCCGCCGTGATGACCCCGTCCAGCGTCTGCGCGATTTGCTTTTCCATCTCCGTCGCCTCAAAACTTTCCATCAGGCCGACCGTCGAAACGCCTTTGCCGGGCAGATGCTGGATCTGGGTGGTGATGACGATCATAAATAAAATCCTTCTTTAATGTCGCTCGGCGCTCCGCGCAGAATTCTGCGTTTGGCGATGACCAGATCATGCATTGAAAACATTCCCGGCATGACCTCAAACGCCTTTTTCAAACACAACTGGCAGACCGACATCGAGCCGCGCAGACCATCGGCTTGCGGCCGGCGCTGCGTGATAAAATAAATCGGCTTGTTTTTGCATCGCCGCAAAGTGCCGCACCAATTGTCCACGCCCTTACGCCAGGCCTGGCACTGTTTCAAATCCACCGGCTCTAAAATTGCCTTCGCGCTCATTAGTAAAACACCTGATTCACAAAGTTCATGGTTTCAAAATATATTCCGCGCGCCCCATTGGCGAGCCAGCGGGGTCGAGCGGGATGGTGCGCTGTCCCCTCGACCCTATTTGACGCTTCAACATTTTGCGCGTGATATGCGCGACATCCAATCGCAGCCGTGGCTTCCCGTCGGTCCTTAAGCCACTGGCTACAAATGCCGCCATTTTTTTGCGCATCAAGTCGCGGTAATATTTCTTCCAGAATTCCCGCAATTGCTGGGCGCTGAAACCGGCGCGCTCCTTGTAGCGCCGGTGATAATGCAGCAACACCACTTCATTCATCGGCAGCGCCACAAGATTTTTCGTGCTGATATTCGTATTGTCGCCGTCCTTGAAAGTCACCTGCCATCCCGCCGGCACCGAGCATCCGTTGCACGCTTCCCAGATCGCCCGATGCAAAAGCTGCGGCCGACTCCGCTCGCCGGTTTCGCGATACGTGCCGTTCTTGCCCGGCGTCCACTTCTTGCCACCAAACAAAATCACCGCGTGAAACTGGCGCTCATTCATCTTCAATCCGTGAGCCTTGAAAATTTCCCACATAGCCTGCCGGGAACGCTTGTAAATCCGCGCCACGCGGGCCAATGATCCGAGCCGTTGATAATCACGGAACATCTGCCGCACGATGTCTTCCGGCAGGCCGCGCCGACCGCAACTGGATTTTTTCAAATGCCTGGCAGCAGCGCGCCGCGCGCGCTCATGATTGAAATCATCCAGCGCCAACATTTCCGCTTCCTCGGACGAACCGGCGTCCAAGCGCGCATCCACCCCCTCGAAATCAAAATCAGAAACCAGCACCGGCTTCTGTTCCTCAAAAGCCATCGTGCCGCCGTGCGAGATCAACATTGCGTTGCGATCCATAAGCGGTGCTATTTGACTGGCGGCGGCCCGGGCGGCAGCCCGCGCAAATTCTCCCGACCGGCCAGCTTCGCGAGGTATCCCTTCAGCCAGGCCTCACGGCAATTGTTGAATGGCCGGTTGGTCAACACCATCATGCGGCCCTCGCCGCACGCCTCCTCGATGATGTCCGCCGGAAAATTCCTCACTACATGCTTGCGCCACCAGCCGCCCGAACCCAAGTTGGGTTTCCCATTGGGAAGCAATGTTCCATCCCCATCCATCACCGTTCGGCCCAGGAATTCCCTGATCAAATCCACGAGCGCGTGTTCGTCGCGCCAGTTACGCAGGGGCATTTTTGCCAATCCAGTTACTCCGGATTTTTCCCCCCAAGTACCTGTCTGAGTACTTGTCTTTACAGGTACTTCTTCAAGTACTTGGGGGGAGTACAGAGGGGGGGAAAGCGGGGCGGCAACGCTGGCGAAAGTTGATTTTTTATCAACCGCGAAGAGAAGCCCGCAAACATTGGCTGGAACCGCCAAAGTTGATTTTTTATCAACTCGCGCGGCCGCAGCCGGAAGTTGAGAAGTTGATTTTTTATCAACTTTCACGGCTTGCATCTCACCGCTAAAAGTTGATTTTTTATCAACTTCCGCCGCGACCATCGCGCTTAGGGAAGGAGAAGTTGATTTTTTATCAACTCCCGCGGTCGCTTCGTGGCCGGTGGGAGTTGGTGCTTGCGCCGCGGCCAGCGGTGATCCACCGTGGCCGTGCGCAACCGCTACTTGCGCAGGGCCACTGGGCCCCACGCTGGTTGACGAAATAGAATAGGCCGGAGGGATTGCCTCCGGCCTCAGCCCCAAAGGCTGCGAGCCCACGACATTGCTGTCGTTTTTGCCCCCGCCCATTCCCTCATCCGCGCGTTGACCAGGGATGGGTTGCTCGGCTTCTGGTTTGCTCTCGTCCGAAACAGGGGTCCGGTCCGAGGCAGGCAAAATTGCGAAAATCTTGGTAAACTTTCCCGCGAGTTTTTCAAGATAAAATTCCTCAAGCGCCGCGGGCAGGTCCGGCTCGAAGGGCAGGTCCGGCTCCCGCTTGCCGTTGCCCGCGTCCGTTTCGTCCTTCCGCTCCACCATCCAGGCGTCAAAATCCGGATTGATCCAATATACATCATTCGGGCCTAAAAGCAGCACCTTCCACGCCAAAAGCCGGTCCAAAGTGCGCGTAATCACCGCCTTGTGCCGCTCGATGGCGCGAAACGACCGCCGCCGCTTGGCGCGCATCCAGGCCCATCCCTCCATCCAGGAATGTTCCAGAATGAAATATAAAAACCGAATGTCCTCCGTGTTGAACTTGCGCCGGGCCGCCTCGCGGCGAAACGCCGCTTCCGCCGTGACCGATTCAACAGCCGACCACTGGATCATCGCGCCCCGGAAAATCATCGGGCCGCCTCCAGGCTGGAGCGGGTCCTTGCGGACGGCCACCAGGCGTTGCGGCAGCAACGCCCTACCAAAACACCTTGATTTTGGGCGCAAAAGCGGTTATATGTCTGTCCGTGACTGTCCATTTTTAGTTGGGCCGATTTCTTCGCGGGACTCGGCCTTTTTTATTGTTCAAATTCGCTTCATGTCCATTTTCCCCATCTGAAATGTGAAATCTGTTGGCCGTGTGCTAACACTTTGAGATTCATCACAGTT